CTTCTGTCATGTGTTATCTCCTTGGTCAGGCAATAAACTATACAGTTTTGTAAAAGCTTTTTGAATGCCTTGGAGATAAGCTTGATGGTATGACCATGAGGGCATACTAAAGTTTTCTTCATCCATAGCTTTTCTATTAGCTAGTTTAATCTGTTCGTTACAGTAATTTCTTATCTCTTGTAATGTTTCTTGTTTACTTAGACTTTTACCTTTGTCAGATTTCAAATCCATATATTTATTATACCATAAAATTAATGAAATGTCAAGTAATTACATACCTAACTGTTGGTCAAGCAGTCTTTCATCTACTGAAGGAGCCGCTTGAGCTTCTTGCAAGTCTTGTTGAATTTGCATTTTAAGTTTTTCCATTTCTGCTTGTTCAAATAACATAGCGTTATCTTTCATAAAGTCAAATTTTTCAAAACCCATGTATTCTTCAACCATATTTGCAAGTTTTTTAGCAGAAATATGAGGAGCTATCATTTGTCCTACAGGTGAATTAAATATACCTAACATATTCTGCATTAACTGAGCACGTGTAGCGTAATGTCTAGCACCAATAGGTCTAAGTTTACCACGTGCAGTTAAATCTTCTTTAGTAACAGACAAAAAGTCTACTACTCCGTAGTCATCATCCATAACTTTAGCTAGTTCTGGAAGATTCATATTACGTTTAGCAGTTTCTAGCATTGTATTTAATATTGGTTCTAGAAATTCTACTTCAAATTGATTAATTTTATTTTGGAATATACGTGATGCTGCATTTTGTAGTTGTTGTACTTCAAATGCAGTCTTTTCACCTGGACTTCTAAAGCCCATAGCTTCTTTAGGAGCTCCTGCCATCTCTTCCATAACAGCTAATAACACTGCAATTTCATTATTTACTTGAAATGCAGCAGCATTTGGAGGCATAGGTTCTACATTACCATCTTCTGGTATATGAATAGTTTCTTCAGGACCCCATTCAAATGGTTCTACATCACCTGTAATTTTAAGTGGAGGATGTATAGTTAAATCTAAAGCATCAGCCTTAAGATTTTCTAAATGGTCAATACGATATTGTAGTCCAACAAGGTTATCTAGTGGACCCATAGCATATAAGTTGTCTGTTCTTTTTCTCCAACCTACATGATGTTTGTTATCACGACCAATGTAGCTAGGGTTATCAATGTTTCGTAGTATGTAAGCTCTGTCAATAATAGTAATGATTTTGTTTCTATGTAATTTCTTTTCAACTCTATCATAAAAGTCTCCTTCAAATTCTAGAATTTCTACATAACCTGATTGATAGTATTCTTGTAATGTACCAAAACCTTCTGATATATAAGGACTAGCTTTATTAATATCTTCTTGTCTAAACTGTGATAAACTATTTCTAATTTCAAGAGCTTTATCTACAGCTTTTTGGTCATATTGTAATTCTTTACGTTCTTCTATGTCAATCATAAGTTCACCAACTGATTTAACATAACGTGTAAACTTAGGTGATTTATCAAATGAAGGAGCAGTAGGATTAAATACAATATCAAATGGTGATATTCTAGTTAATTTAGGACCATTGTATGTTGTAATAATTTCTTTAGTAATAGGGTCTTCATGTTCTTCATTTATATATTGTACTTCTGCAAACGCATTTCCATAATCAATGTAATCATATACAAGTCTAGAAACAGTTTCCCTAAACCCAGATTCTTTTAGTTTAGTTTTAAGATAAGCTTCAATAGCTCTACGTTTTGCAGCATAACTATCTTCTAATGTAGCACCTTCCCATTTCATCCAGTCATCATTAGGAAATAACGCATCCATGTAGTTAGCATGTAAGTTATCTCTAATCTGTGTTAGTTTAGGTAAAGTAGTTTTATTCTTCCAAGGTAATTTAGAATTAGATGTAGTTGAAGTATCAGTAGCAAAAAGATAACTACGAAGTTCTCTCCATTCTGCTTCTTTACTTTCTCTTTGAATCCACCATTGATTATACAGCTCAGCAAGATTCCTTGCCATAGTATCTGCATCTATTGCTTTTTCAAATTGTGCTACTCTGCCTGCCATATATATTCCTTAGTAAGTTACTCCACCAAATCTAGAGTGAGTCATTACATTTTTACTTATAAAACTAATTCCATTTCTTAAACGTGGTACTAAAGATATTTCAATTGCATTAGCCATTGCATCTTTAATATCATCATGAGGAGGGTGTGTCATTGTTAGTTCTTCTTCTAACGGTTGACAGTTACCACCTTTATAATGCCACATCTGTTGATTATGATACTTAGGTTCTAGTATTGCATTAATACGTTGACGTTTATCACCCATGTATCGTGTAGGTCTAAACTCATCTATAGCTAAAGCTATACCATTAGGTCTAAGATAACTGTCTTTAAGTTCTTTAACAATAGTTTGTTGAGCTACTGTTATCTCAGCACGTATCTTTCTAAAGCCCCACTTTTCCCAAGCTTTTAATATGTGTTCATAGTAATCTACAATTCTATCTGTTTTAAATCTATCTATGTCTAACACATAATAATTAGCTTGATGGTCTACTCCTATTACTACAAGAGCTGTACTGTCTGCTTGTTTTCTTAAACTAAACGCAAAGTCAATAGCTGCATATACATTTAGTTTTCTATCTCTAATATACCAGTCACCTTCTTTATTTTGTAATACAGCTCTATCATAGTATTGAAAACTATCTGCATTAATATTAGCAGTCTCTTTACTATTAGGGTCATTATAATACTGAGCAAAGAATTGTGTTTGGTCTATGTACTTAGCTCTAATACGAGCTAGTTCTTTAGCATCAAATCCAAATGCTTTACCATCTTTACGTTTTTGTTTACTCCAAAGAAACTCACCATCTGTTTCTACTACACGTTGGAATAATTCATATACTGGTTCTTCTGTTTTTACTTCACCATCGTCATCATATATAGTTTCTTTCATGTTAACCATAGTATCATAAATATCCCTAGGATGGTAACGGGTACCAACCACCCACTCGTACGCTCCAGGATTCTCAATAGACGCAAGCTGCGAGTATGCAGAAGAGACTTTTTCCCTACCTTCTTCCGAGTAAGCATTACCAGGTACAACAATGTCATCAAGAACAACAATATCGGCATGAAAGCCAGTAGTATTAGAAGTAAGCCCCACGGCTTTAACTGTAGCATCTCTAACTCCTTCTTCTTTTCTTCGAGGATGGTCTACAGCTATTTCTGCTACAGCCCAACGTTCACGTTTTCCTTCTTCAGGATTAATCATTTCTGACCAATAACGTCTGTATATTGGGCTATCTATAATTTGTTTAATAGCGTATAATTGTTTTTCAGCTAAATCTGCTGTTGCAGATACGTACAGTATTGTAGTCTCAGGATGTTTAGTAATCCACCATGCAGTCCTGTATGCTATAAGTTTAGACTTCATGTGACCACGTGGAAGTAATACTAATTGGTTTTGTTTAGCTTCTTGTCTATGCCACCACTGTATTAACTCTTCATGAATAGCCCCTAGCATTAAATGTGGTGCTACTAATCTAATAAAAGTTAGTAAGTCTTTTTCTGCTGCTTCTCTAATTTGGTCAACTTGAGACATATTTACTATTTTTATTTTCATCATGCCAATTGTTACCAATAAACTTAGGGTCTACTCCATCTAACCATTTTTGTATAGACAGAAAACTACCTCCTCTTGGTCCTGATTTAGCACCATGTAAGTTATTATGTAAAACTCTAATCTTAGGATTTGCATGAGGATGGTTATACCATTTACCTTTTCTCATAAAATCAATATCACCTGATACCCATACTTCAAATGAATCTACATTAGGATGTATGTGAGGTGGGATAACTATATTAGGTTTAGTAATAAATAGTTCTACTTGAAAAGGATAGTTCCTATATAAAGTAGTACCACTTAATATATCTACATGATTTACTCCATCAACTATAGGAGTAAAAGGTTTTTCTCTTAGCCAGTACTCTACAAACTCTTCGAGAGTATAGTCTCTGATTTGGTCAATCTGAGTCATGTTATTTTTTCTTTTTAGGTTTACCCCAGTTGTTTTGCATATCTTTATATGCTTTAGCACTAATAGTACTTTTCTTTTTACTTCTGGACTTTCCTGCTTTTTTACGTTTATTAATGTTTTCTACTAAACTCATTACCACTTAACCTTATCAGCCCAATAAGCTGCACTCATTTTACCTTTAGCTATATTCTTAGCATGTCTAGCTTTAAATGATTTACGTCGAGCTTTTTGTTTAGCTGTGCTAGGAGATTTACCAGCACCACTAACACCTTGTTGTCCAAACCTAATAATCTTTTCTTTACTATTAGCACACGCTTTAACTACATGTGATTTAGTTTTATGCCCTGATGTACGTTTAGGTTTATTACATGGCATATCTTTTTTACTTACAGGTTTAGTAGCCATTACTTAGTTATTCCTTTCATCTTTTCAAAAGTTCTTAACCCTGCCATACCTAACATAGCAAAGGTAAGTTCTAATAAAATGTCATGGTTTATTGTAGGAATAGGGCTTGTTACTCCATCTAATCCATCTACATAAACTACAAGAGGATGTCCTACAAATAACCAGAATATACCAATAGCACATGACCAACCAATCATAGGTCTCCAACCAGCAACAAAGACTGACCGGTGTTGTGCTTCTGCTTTATTAATTTCTGCTTGTGCTAGATTAAGTTTACTAGCATTATCAATTAAAGTCTTTTCAATTTCTTGTTTAGCTTTTTCAGCACCAGCTTTATCTGGTATAATTTTATCTAATACTGGTCCTATTAATGGAAGGATAGCTTGTAGCATTTATTTCCACCACTTAAGTTTATTTACTAAATTAGTTAGTCTTACTTTATTTACTCTAATAACTGTATCTAGTTTAGGCATTACCCACTTTCTAAGTAATACTTCCCAAACTACAACACTAACTACTACTACAATTAATGCATTCATATTATCTCCTTAAATATGTAGGACACTCATGACTACAGCTACAGCAATAGCACCAAAGCCAGCCATGATTCCCCAAATTAATTTCCAAAGCATTTGTTCAATACGGTCTAATCTATGATGTATTGTGTCATATCTTTCTGCACAAAGTTTTTCGTGAGCAACTAATTCTTCGTGTGGTGACATGTTATTCGTCCGCTGGTTCTGGTTCGTTACCTTCTGCTAGCCATGCTAGGTATTCTTGATAGTCTGTGTTAGCTTCATCTAGTGGGATAGATAAAAATTTATTATCATTAAGTAATAATATTGATGATAATTTTCCTTCTGTGTCATTTACTAATTTATATTTCATAATTATAACTCTGCACTAAA